TCAGATAAGAAGTAAGCTGTACCTGAGTATTGTGCAATAGAGTTACCTTCTATACATCCTACGTTACGAGAGATGGTGTCAAATTGGAATATAAGCGGTGTGCCAATATATGACATTCTGACAATGGCTTTTTCTAAGAATACAATACCAAACTCACCACCTACGACACCGGTTATATCGCCACCGTCAGGAATAATTTGATAGTCTGATTGTGATGTTGCTGTGGTAGTCCAAGTGCTTGCATCATTGATACCTGACCATTGCACCTTACTAGGTGATGTACCTGCACCAATATTACCTGCAACTACAAAGTCACGAACTGCTGTAATGTATTTAGCGATAGGTGCATCTGAACTTACATCTGCAAAAGCTGTAGAGCTGTTTACGTCAAAAGACTGTATTTTTTCAGAACCATTAGATGCAATTGCAAGACTACCAAACTGTAAGAATTGCCATCTATTTGTGCCTGTATAACCACCTGCTTTAGACTCGTCTACTAGAGATAAGTCACCATTATCTACTTTAAATAGTTTAGTAGCACCACCAGCAAAGATAAATACATCATTGTCTAGTTTAGCAGCAAAGCAATTATTCAAGTCTTCTGAAGCTGCACCTGAAAATGTTACTGCTGACTTAAAAGGACCATATCCTACAGCTAAAGGAATGACGTTGTTAGCTTCTGATACTGTATCTAATATGCTAGGTTGGTCAGGTAACCAGTCTTTAAAAGCTATGCGTTGTACTGGCATATTAAGCCTTCATAATGTAGCAAAGTGCATAGTATGGTGGCAAGTTAGCATTAGTGCCACTAGAACCTGTTGTGGAGTTTGCTACTGTAATGCCTGTATTTGCAGATGTGGTTGTTTGGTTAAATGTATTATTTGTATTTGCAATAGAGTTAGGTCCTGCACCTTGAGAATTATTAAATGTCCCGCCTTTATAGTCATGTCCATGTCCAGGGTCTGTAACTGTTGCAGTATGGGTATGAGATACGACAATAGCATCTGCACTACCACCTGTTGCACCTACAGCATAAGTAGATGTAGCACCTACTACAAAACGGTTACGTAAGTCTGGTGTAGAACTTGAACCATCACATAATAACCATCCACTAGGAATAGAAGCTGAAGAACCTGACCATATCATTATCATACCAGCTACAAACGCATTACCCCATGTAGGAGTATTACTACCACCTGCTGATAACAATACTTGACCACTTGCACCGGCAGTTCCGTCTAATTGAAAAGCACCTGTCACATTAAGTGTGCCAGAAGCTAATGCTTGACCTGATGCAACTAATGTACCTGCTACTGTAAATGGGTCACCACTAGAACCTGTTTGTTGGTCTTTTAGTAATGCCATTAAACTACGAACAGCGTTGTTTAAGTTAGCTGGTGAACAACCTTCAGCAATATTGATATTAGTTATATCTGTATTATCTGCTGCTGTTGTGCTAAATTCTGAAATTTTGGTTTTTGCCATTTTTTATCCTTGTCTAAGCCATGTATCTGATGATGGTGAAATTGTTGTCCATGTGTCTGAACTTGCTGATGATGGTGTCCATGTATCTGAAGATGGTGTGACAGGTGTCCATCCTTCACCTTGTATAATTCCGTTTGCTGTAACTGTGGCTATAGGTGTAATAGATGCACTTGCACCTGCTACAATACCACCTAGACAATAGACACTAGCATTAGCGACTATTTGTCCATTACCACTTACTACATATCCGCCTAAACAAGATACAGTTGCATTTCCTGTAATACTTGCAGCGTTTGTTCTGATAACTACATAATTAAGTTCTACTGTGCCATTGGCTGTAATAGATGCTGAACCTGTAATCTCAAATGAACCTAAAGCAGTTACAGTAGCGTTACCTGTAATTGAACCTATACCATCTCTTATGCGTAAGTAAACAGCACTTACATTAGCAGTTCCGTTTATAGAACCAGTATTTAATCTTATTCTTGTCGCATCACTTGTAACTGTTGCATCTGCTGTAATAGCAGCACTAAATGGTTTTATCGCATTAGCATTAGCAGTAACAATTGCATTTCCATCTACTTGAGCAGAGGCTAATACTATGCCAGATATTTTACCTAGCGTGCTGAACGAGGTTTCAGCAAATGCACTTATGCCAAACATTTATTACACAGCCTCTTCTACTAAATCCCAAGAAGTTGTTGCTTCATTCCATGTATATCTTTTATCGTCTGTAGGATAATTTACAGGTGCTTTCCATTGGCAAGTTGATTCATCTAATAACCATGAGTTATATGGCTTAGGTGCAATAAAAGCATCACGACCTTCGTCATAAGTATAACCAATACCTGCGTAATTCTTACGAATGTTGCCGTTATATGATGTTTGTTTCCAAGTTCCACCTAAAAGATTAGAGCAAAAGTCTATACCTTTTTGTTCATTCTCTTGTCCGTTTTCATCAAGAATGTCTTGGTTAGCTACGACTATTACTTTTGTTACTATGTTATTTTCTAATTGAGCAAAATGAGCCATGATTGTTTTCCTTTGTTGTTAAGCTGTATAAGTGCCAGAGGCAGTATATTGTAATATAGTATTAGCTCCAGATGTTGTTACAGTTGGGCTTCCTGTTGTAATTCCTGTATATTTAGCAGTAGGAATAGATAATATTACTACACCACTACCGCCATTACCACCAACTACACCACCAGAATTACTTCCACCGCCACCTCCGCCACCTGTGTTTGCAGTTCCTGCTGTGCCACTATTTCCACTTGTGCCTCCATCACCACCACCTCCTGTGCCTCCTGTGCCTCTAGTAGCACCTTGAGATGTTGCACCGCCTCCACCACCACCGGCATAGGTTACTGAACTACCAGTAATAGATGATGCAGTTCCATTACCGCCCGCACCTGATTGAGAACCGCTTGCATTAGCACCTACGGCAGAAGCTCCGCCGCCACCACCTGTAGAGAATGGGGATGTTGATATTGAATTACCACCAGCATTACCTTGACCAGCAGTTCCAGCACCGCCTGTATAAGCAGTTCCGTTGGTTGAAGAAGCACCACCGCCTGAACCGCCTAAACTACCATTTGCATTATTATTTGCTCTACCACCACCAACTGATGTTACTGTAGAAATTCCTGTTCCTGATAATACAGAGTCAGAACCATTTGTTCCTGATGTTCCTCCTGTTCCACCGCTACCAACTGTAACTGTGTAAGTATTACCTGCATTAATATAAACAGAAGAAGTTTGATAGCCGCCTGCACCACCTGCACCACCTCCATTAGATGCTCCAGCACCTCCGCCACCGCCTGCAACTACTAAATAGTCTACAGAATAAGCACCTACTAAACTACCAGAGCTTGTAAATGTATGTATTGTGTTTCCACCTGATGATGTTACAGTTCCGCCTGTGAATTGTTGTGAGCCAGCGTATGAGATGATAACTGTTCCTGAACCACCTGCACCACCAGATGCTCCTCCAGCAGATGTTGTTCCACTTCCACCACCTCCACCACCTGTGTTAGCAGTACCAGCAGAACCAGCAGTAGGTCCACCTGAGCCACCTGCACCTCCGCCACCTGAACCACCTGAACCTCCAGCAGTAGAATTCCATCCACCACCACCTCCACCTCCAGCGTATGTGACACTAGAACCTGATATAGATGATGCAGTTCCTGCTCCACCAGCACCTCCTGTAGCTCCTGTTCCTGCCGTACCTACAGCACTAGCTCCGCCGCCTCCGCCACCATATCCTGTACTATTAGAACCAATACCACCATTATTACCTTGACCAGATGTGCCATTACCAGCAGATACATAAGAAGTGTTACCTCCACCACCACCTCCAGAACCACCATTACCACCAGCAACATAAGATGAAGAATTATATGAAGCTCCCTTACCACCACCAGTTGATGTAATAGTAGATATTCCAGTTCCTGAAATAGAAGAGTCAGATCCTATAGCTGGAGCACTTCCATTATATATACCAGCAGTTCCTCCAGCACCTACAGTAATTGTATAAGTTGCTGGATAGTAAAGTGTAACAGACGATGTTTTATATCCACCAGCTCCAGCTCCACCACCACCTCCGCCACCTGCATTTCCATTACCACCACCACCACCACCAGCCACTACTAGATAACTAGCTGTAACTGCTGTAGCAGGAGTTAATGTTCCTGAAGCTGTGAATGTATGTATTTGATTACCACCTGAAGTAGTAACTGTGCCACCTGTAAATAAAGGTGTAGCAGATGTGTAAGATATTATGACTATGCCTGAACCTCCTGCACCGCCTGTTCCTGCACCTCCACCATTTCCAGAACCACCACCACCTCCGCCGCCTAAATTAGCAGTTCCTGCTGTTCCTGTTCCGCTTGAATTTGCACCAGCTCCGCCACCACCTGAGCCTCCTGCACCGCCTGGAGGATTACCTGAAGGAACATCGGAGTCTGAACCGCCACCACCACCACCTGCGTATGTTACGCTAGAACCTGAAATACTAGATGCTGAACCATTACCACCAGCACCTCCACCAGCTCCTGATGCTACTCCACCTACAGCTCCTGCACCGCCACCGCCACCTGAATTATATCCAGCTGGACCATTAGCTGCACCACCGTTATTTCCTTGTCCTGATGTAGCAGTTCCTCCTGCGGCTGTTTGTAATTCACCAGCACCGCCACCTGAACCTCCGTTGCCACCTGCGCCACCACCTTGTTGAGAACCTTTACCACCACCATCAGAAGTAATAGTAGTAAGACCAGTACCTGAAATAATTGAGTCTGACCCTTTAGTATTAGCAGCACCACCAGCACCTACAGTAATGGTATATGTAGTAATAGTAGATAATGTTGCAGTAGAAGTTAAATAACCACCTGCACCACCGCCACCACCTGCTCTACCATTACCTCCACCACCGCCGCCACCGCCAGCTACAAAAAGATAAGAAACAGATACATTAGTACTTTTAGATGATAGAACGCCATAAGCTCTTGCGGCTTGTATAGCTAGTCTTGACAATAATGACATTAACTAATTCCTATTTGAATTGTGTTTGAGCTGCAAATACTGTAAAGGTTGCTGAACCTGTTTTAACAATGGTATAAGAATAAGCATCTATACTAGAAGCGTTACCTGCTGTCCATGCTGTACCACCTTGATATTTAGGTGTGACTGAAGAACCATCTATTTGAACTGTATTATTATAATATGCTGTAGAACCTTGTGTGACTAAAAATACTACTGTAATAGCTTCACCTGTTGCCATAGCTGTATCTAAAGATGTGCCACTAGAAGCTCTAAAGTTTACTGTCCAGTTAGCTGAAGCATTAGATGTATAATATAAAACTGACTGTGTAGTAACATCATAATTAATTGTGCCTGTAGCTGCTGTAGCTGATACTGTGACTAATTCTAAAGCATTTGTAAATTTAGATGCAATAGCACTAGATGTACCTGAGAATGTTTGTTTAGCAGTAAATGTAGTTGCTGTGCCTGGTGCTACATAGTCTGTACCAGCAGTAGCCGCAGTAATTCCAGTAGAGCCATCACCTTTTTGAAGTGCTGTACTAGAAGTTAAGCCAATAATAGTATCGCCTGACTGTAGTTCTTGTATTGTTGTGCCATTAAGCACTAATCCATAACGAGTTGCCA